TGCATTTGAATATATTCTCCATCTATTATCAGTAGACTGATTATCACAATTCACTACCAACCAATAAGTAGTTGAAGCGTTCAAAGCGAATGGGGTTGCAAAAGTTCCTTTTACGCTGTTTCCTGCTGAAGGCGGAGTTACTACTATTGAAGCATTGGCATTGGCTAAAGTTCCTGAAGGTGCACCTGCATTATCAGTTTCTATTCTTAATGTCCAGTTACCAGTAGGAGAACCTATAATTGTGCTTAATTTAACTTCTAATGCTGTAACTGTCAAAAATTCTGATAAGATAAAACTTTGAGCTGTTCTATATTCACTATCAGAAGTATCCCCTAATCTTTGTGAATCTCCTTCTCCTGTTTGGGATTGGTCAATAAATTCGGTGGTGCTATCAGTTACATACGCCGCCTGTGCAAGGGCATCTGTGAGGTATTCCATATAGTCAAGTTCTATTGCCATTTAATCTCCTACTTTACTCTTACCTTGAATCTTGAATCATAATTAGTATGTGGTCTTCTACTCTCTCTCCTGATGAGAATCTGGAAGTATACCTTCCATTTCTCATCCCACTCATCGAACTTATCCTTTTCATGAAAGTAATGAAAACTATCAGCAGTAGCTCCCGATATCATCAGATCTGGATAACGAGTCATTAACTCATTACCTTCAGTAGCCACATCTGTAAGATCAGCCAGATACTTATAATACTTCAACTTCATCGTGTAAGCCTTATCTGGTATAGGGTAGAGAAAGTAAGCTCCTTGCCATACCCAGTAATTAGTAGGCTTCCCACTTCTATCTGACTGAAGATAATTCTTCTCAGCCTCAGAACCAGCCCACTTCAGGAGAATACTCTTAGTAGTACTCTCAGCCAACCACAGATGTAATTCATCCTTATAATCAGAAGGGACGGTATAACTCTGCTGAGTCGCTATAGTGGGTTCTTCAGCACTCTGTTCCATGAATGAAAAGTTATCATAACCCAGTATCTGCATCTGGCGATTATTCAGATATCGAAGGACCATGGTCCTTGTTAGATCTTCACGATCTACATTAGCTATTACTTTATCGATAATCTCAGTGGTTATCATCAGCTCCTCCTAAGTCAAACTTCTTATGAAATTCTTCAGCATGTACTACTTTCTTTCTGCAACTATTACAAATCCCTAGACGATCCTTATCACCCCGGTTCATCTCTTCACTGGTAAGAATGTTCGCGCATATTTTGCACATCTGATGATGGTTCATCTCTTTCCTTTTAAGAAGTCTCTTATCTCATATAATCTGTCTTTTATCTCCCCTATCTCTTTATCCCTCATAGTCTGATAAACAGCGAATGTGCCCTGTGATACTACTAAACCTCTCGGGGTATGAATTTCTTCATTGGTCAGATGAGAGAAAAGCTTGTTATCTATCTTTTCAACATAAGCTAGAATATGATTTTGATTTGTTATAATCGTGCCAGCGAGAAGATTGACACAAATCAACAAAATCGGGGTCAATATCTTAAAATGCTCTGTCCAATGCCTCCCATTATTCTCGGCCATGGATATCTCCTAGGCAAGATAAACAATTATGTAATCACCTGTGGTCATTCCACTATTGATATCATCATAGTCGAAGACCAGTCCACTAAATACCTTACCCTCTTTACCAAAATCAAGAATAGCTGACCCTGACGAAATGGCGATATGATTCCCATCGGCATCTTCAAGACAGGCCACATGACCAGAGGCAGCTATTATCTGAATCATTCTAATCCTGATCTGAGTAGTCTTAACAGATACATCAGCATTGAACGTGTCCAGAACAATTGGATCTTTATCCACCACATTTGACATCTCTACCTCCTATTAAGTTGTGAAGTGGTGTTCTATCATCTCACCACCTTGATCTCTCTTCTCTTCTTCAAAACTCGGTTTATCCAAACATCTTCTACAAACCACTGCCCCGGTATCTTCTTCCTCTACTAATTCGGCTACTAAGAAGGAAAATCCACATCTCTCACAATTATACTTGCCGGCATTAAGTTCTATGGAATCTAATCTACCAGCCATTATTCTCCTCCATTCCCTTCTTTATAGATTCCTTGATTCTCATAAAGATTCGTTCTGGGTCTTCATAGACAAATCCCATATAAGTCCTATCCACCACCATTTTTGGATCAGCATGAGGATATATATGGGCAGATTGCCAATCAGGCCATAGGGCAGTACAAGGCTTTCTTAGAACATTACACATTACGTTCAATCCTGAACTGTATCCTATATAGTAAGACAGTCTTCCCAGAATAGAGATCGCCTGTCCTATCGTAGTTCTCCCTATTAGATCAATAAAGTTTTCTCTAGGCATTAAAGCTCTCAACTCCAATCCCATATCAAGATCCCAAGACCCACCAATAAGAACAATCTTTAACTCGGGAAATGACCTCTTTACTAACTTTATAAACTTCATCCAATCAGTCGGATACCAGGCTCTCCAGGCCTTTACTCCCTTCAAGCAAGCCATGTGGATACCTAAACTATAGCGAACAACTCCAGTTGATTCAAGAAGTTCCAGTGCCGAAGATTCCTCAACCTCGGGAATATTCAACTCGTAATGAAAGTCTATATCCAAATCGGGTATCCATTCAGCTAATGATCTCCCGAGCAAAAAGTGTTGATTAGGTTGAAGATAAATAGTCTCCCCCTCTTCATACATACTCTTTATCTCTCCCCAGGATTGGGTATAATTATGATAACCCTTCATAGCTTCCGCTCTGAGTAAAGTTTTATAATCATGCTTTCCAATCATTGGAGTTACTCCTGGGAGTAACTTTAGCCACTCATAAGTCCTCATAGGCCAGGTTTCTGGAGTGTAGATCATAAATGAATCATTCTTAAGAGTCACAAGCTTACTCCAGATCCAACTGACATCTCCTATTCCTGCCGGGACCGCAATCTTATATTCCATTCTTACCCCCTCGGGTTAAGTACATTTTGAACAAAATGGTATCTCATCAAACCGCTTCTCCACTTGGAGTTTTCTTAACCGATTCATCTGTGGAGAGTTATATAATTCCATTATTGTATTATCTTTTACATTCCCTATTTTGAACTCATCATCTGTTGCCATACAACATGGTTGATATGAACCATCGGATTGAATCAAAACCATATTATTGAATAAATTGCAATTATCTCGGAAAGTTAGGGGTTTCTTGAAAGGACCCCACAATACTTTTGATACCTCATAGGGAACTATTTCAGGACCGGGATAAGTTGAGTCATCTATTCCCGGCCATGGACATAATGGTTTAATGAATACTAATACTCCATCCAGATCGGCTATCTTCTCTGTCCAGAAATCAATAAAGTCTTTTATCTCATACTGATTCATCTTAGTAACTACCAATTGAATATATATGGTTCTCCAGAACCTTTCACGTCCCCTTAAATCATCAAGAAAGTCTATAGCGTTCCTCTTAACCAGCTCGAACTCCAGTCCCGTTCTGATCTTAGCATGAGTCTCTGAGGTAGTAGCATCAATTGATAAAACTATGTCAGTAAATCTTGCATCCATTAACCATTTTCTCTTTTCCTTATCAAGTTCCTGGACATTAGTCCCTGTAGTCACTCGTGGAGCTCTACTTGCAATTTTAAGTACTTCCTCTAATTTAGGATGAAGCAGGGGATCTCCAATTCCACATAGACTTACAACAGATGGCTCTGGATTCATGATTATAGCCTCACCAATTATCTTGTTAAGTAATCCAAGGTCCATGTGCACCACTGGACGTTTCATGTGACGATGATTGCACATTATACAACTTGCATTGCAAGCATTAGTTATCTCAACAGATATCTCTTTTAGAGTAGTCATCATATTCTCTCTATAACTTTCGAGTTGTTATTCCTGGCATAGATAACATTACATTTATTCTCATTATAAAATGAATAACCATTAAGAAGAAGTTTATTTCTTAACAGTCTCTCATTAGTCCTAGAATGAAAATCTATTACATACTCACGGGGAATACTGAATATATCATCGGGAACATAGACGAGATGAATCTCAGCCCCTTCTATGTCTATCTTCACGATGTCAACCCAATCCCACTTAGTAATCAGATAAGTTAAATCATCAGGGCATCTTATCAGAAAAAGCTCATTTAATATCAGTTTTCCTGGAGGAAATAGTTTTTCGTTCTTTTCTAGTTGTTTATATTCGGAATCATAACCTTCAACTGCAACAACAACCTTAGCTCCCTTCTCTAGAAAGAACTCAGCTGAAGTTCCAGTATCAGCTCCAATATCCAATACTGACTTATTCATCCAGTCAACTATTCCTAAATGTCCCTCATAATTGGATAGAAGTACTTTATTCATTATGATAGAGTCCATATCAATCCCCCATTATCCCTTGACTCATCAATTTATTATAAGTCTCACCAAGTATCGGATGCCACTTAAGAGTCTGTGGATTTATAACTCCTAATAGATGTTTCTCTATCTCCTCTGGATACTTACCGAAGATCTCTCTGCATCTTTCCCTATTCCCCTGTTCAACAGCTCTAATCCCAAAATGATCTCCCGCCTGAGCACAACCTCCACAGTGATAGAATGGATCAGTAGGAACAGTATATATAAGATAAGAGGTATTCAACCAGATCCTATAAGAAAGAACCTGATCAAATGCGTGCCACCTTGAGTCATATCCTCCAGCCTCTATATAAGCTTTCTTATTGATACAACTACACTGACCATGAGAGTTCATTCCAAGAGTGGGGATTCGATGATCATGGAGCTTCTCTGGATTCCTAAACCACTTGTCGAATGGATCATCATAGAATACTTCCTGTACTTCCCTAAAGGACTCTGTAATAGGAAAGATCCCGTTACTTCTTAATTCAGTGGCAGCCTGAAACTGGGACATCTGTATAGCCCCAGTTCTAGTTATCAACTCATCTGGAGCATTCTCAATCCAACCAATAATATTATGGAATGGATCTCCCAATCCCAAAATATCATCCTCTATCAGAAATACAAAATCAGTATTAAGATTCTCCAACACTCCCCTAGCAGCTCCCTGAGCATTACTCCACTCTGGTAAAGTGATTAGTTCCCATTCAGGAAATTCATTTACTACATGAACTAGATCTAAGTGATGAGACTCTTGTGGAGTTGGGTCTTCAACTACTATTCTTCTCTTCATGAGAGATAGAGAAGCAGCCTTATTCACAGAGATCATAGAGGATAGTAATGCTTCTACTCTATGAGCTCCACCAAAGGTCATTATTCCAACTCCATAAGTATATTTCATTTCTTGTCTCCAATAGTCAAACCCTCTTGAACTAACTCATAAGTTGTCTGAGGACCTGACATTACTCCCTTGCCCTGATCCGTCCATTTGTTATCACATGATATGATAATCTTAAATGGCCTATTGGGATTAGCCTTTCTAGCCAGATCTTTAAGAACTTCTAACCTAATGAACATTATACACCTCCATAACTAAAGTCCCTTGATTAAAATGGGGAGATGCCGAAGCAGAGCTCCCACATTCCATTATGCCTCTTGCGTTCCAACTACCACCCCACTGCCATTCTGGTCTGTAGGAATAGCACTACCAGTCCTAAGATCACCAGTAGAATCCACCCAAAAATAAAAGGTTTCTCTTACTCCTGTACTATCAGCTACTGCATCCAAAGCCAGAATAGAAGGCTTGTCAGGCACCGGGATAGTCTTGATGTGAAAGATCGCCTGATGCTTTCCATCACCAATTGTACTAACCCCGATAGATCTTACATTCTCTAGGGTTGCCATGTTTTCACTCTCCTTAGCTCATTGCTCCAACTACGGTGCCATCACTATCCTGATTCGTGGGAATAGCACTGTGAATCCTTAAATCTCCAGTAGTGTCTACCCAGAGATAATAAGTCGTTCTAACCCCACTAGAATCAGCAACAGCATCCATAGCTAGAATAGAGGGCTTGTCAGGCGTGCCAATAGTCTTGATATGGAACACCGCTTGGTGTATTCCATCTCCGATAGTAGATACCCCTATCGCCCTAGTGTTCTCTAACGTTGCCATGTTTTTACCTCCAGTTTAGAAAGAGGAGAGGCCTTTCGACCCCCCCTAGTTTGCTTCTTATGCTCCCGGAGTTCCGAATACACCTCTCCAATCCGTCCAACCTATGGAGAATCTTGTGTATACAGAATACATGAAATCCTTGCTCTTGAAGTCCCGATCTGAATCGGTCTCCAGCTCAGTCCGGTTATAGAACACCAGATTGTGCTGATTCTTCTCAGTAAGGATAAACCATGCATCGGTATCCGTAAGCTTCGACCATACGATAATACGGAGATTCTGGGTTTTCATCCAGTTATCTGCCCTATTAGCGGTATCTGGCCTTCCCTGCGATTGAGTAAGTTCCCAAGCAATCCTCTCCAACTGTGGAGGAACCAGGATTACTGCAGGTTCTAACTCTAAATTCTCAGACTGATCACCAACTGTCAACCTCATGGTATAGAGAGCTTCCTCTAATGACCCAAGGCCTAAGTCAGCAGCAGTCGTAAGAATGTTCTGGTAAGTTCCCCCACCAGTAAGGGGATGGCTTGTGGAGCCTAAATACTCTCCATCACCACCGGAGATATATGAACCAGCAGTATCAAACATCCCGTTAAATACTGCGGCACCATAATACTCTTTTGTTCTACCAACGGAATCGGACAGGGCTGGAGGCAACCTCTTGATCACATCGTACTGGTCATCATCCTGCATCTCCTTCGTAACGCGAGCATACAGGCCGTAGGCAACGTGAGTAAAGGTTGTATCATAACCCTGAACAGGATCTTGAGGAGTAAGGTCTGTTCCTTCATTTTTCTTAACTAACAGACCGAATCCAGAAAACCCGGAGACTTTCTCATACTTCCTGCCGGACCCTCTTACATCGAAGATCTCTGAAACGATGAACTTCCGTTCCGCGTATTTCTGGAACAAAACCTCATCAAGACCAACGTGCATAAGATCATCGGCATTAGCTCGTAGCAATACCATCTGGACTCACCTCCTTAAGACGTTTGGCCAGATAACTGGCACATACTACCTAATACTTCCACTAGTACTCTGCCGTAGGTATCACCGACAGCGTCTCTAGGAGATATAGCCTTTATCTTAAGTCTGGCCAATCCCAGTGTAGTTACTGAAAGATCTACATAATGCTTATTGCTTGATATTGATATACCATAAGTAACCCCAACGTTAGTGATGGCAGTAACTGCCCCAGTAACATTTGCTTCGAACAAAACTCCCTCTTCAGCGATCGCTACTGCAATGGCAGTATCTGTCGTTGTTGAGGCATCCTGCAAAGCCATACCTGCAATGCGAGAGCTGGCCGTAATAACCGTGACCTTACCTGAAACCAAATATACGAACTCACCCTTCTTAAAGGACTGAGACGCGGCCTCCGGATAATACTCTATCTTCGCAGGAGATATAAGCTTAGCGGATTGTTGCATGATTGTTGACACTGCTCACCTCCCATGTAGCCATTTATATGACAGTGACTTCCTTGATACTACGATCTCGGACTTTCAGACTCTCCTCTACATTTCGCGAGTAATGCTCCCCCACGTCACGCCTGAGGGCCTTAGAGGATTCTCCGATCATCCTTCGACCTAGATCTTGGTATCTCTGCCGAATGGCCATTACTATTTGCTTAGGCATCTTAGCCAGTACTCCGTCTTGGAGTATAATCTGACCCTGCCTAGTTTTGATCCCAGACTCAGAAGCTATCTTCTCAGCCTCAGGACCAGTAACGATTTCCCAACCCATCATAACCCTTCGATTTAATCTATCATCCCGTCGACTGATAAATCTGTATTCATACCTGGAATCAAATCCACTTAGCTTAAAGGGATTGGTCCTGGTATAATCTGCCACGATCTTGGCTAGTTCTTCCTTAGTATAGTCCTTGAGATCATAAGTCCTCTTGCTAACTGGACCCGTGATCACAGGTTCTTTTTTATCAGCCACGGAAGGTTTGGCTTTCTTCTTTGGTCCTATGTCTCCTAGATACTTACTTTTTCTACCCATCTCACTCCTCCCCTCTTCTTTGTGCTTTGCCAGCTAAGTAGACTTCCAATCTCTTGGCCATCTTCTTAGGATCAACTCCGAGTTTGGCAGCCATTGCTTTTCCGGAATCATCCAGTTCTGATTCCCCACCAGCTGGAAGACCAGAACCATCTCTTCCTCTGACCACTGTCCCACCCTGTTGTGAACGTCTCTGTGCTTCGGGACTTCCGAAGACTCCGGTAGTGAACTCCTTACCTTCAGCCCTCATATCCTCAGCAACTGCAGCAGCTGACATAGCTAATCCAGCTGGGTGATCAAATAAACCCCGGGACTGCATATACATAGCCGTCCTGACAAAGAACTCGGATTTAGGATTGTTAAGATCTGGGTATCTCCTTCTAGTTTCAGCCTTAACTTCCCTAGCCGTTATAGCTCCTTCTACTACTCTACTCACCTGCTTAGGATTCATGACTATACGAAGAGCCTTAGTTCCCTCTCCAGTCATCATCATTCTATTCAGGTCTTCCTCGGTGTATTTCGTCCCATCAATCGGATCTACGAACTCACCAGGTTTTTCTCCATCCTCTTCCTTTTCCTTACCACCAGATTCGGACACCTGCTGAAGAGCAGCAGTGGCATCATCCAGCTTTCTCTGGAGTTCCCCAGACATCTGTTTATAAGGAACTCCACGTTCATCAAGGATATCAGAAGTCTTTAACTTAACTTCTTTACCACCAACGTTAATCGTTACATCTTGATCTTGTACTCCCCCACCACCTGCAGCTGCGGCAGCTGCTGCATCATCCATTGCCTTCTGATCTGCCGCTGCCTTCTGGTCTGCAGCATCATCCCAATAGACCCGACCCATACCTATGATCGGACCTATCCTGGCCATACTTCGTCTACCTGCTCCCGCACCGGTAGCATTACCAATACTAACGGGAGCGCCCTTCATGATCATATCAACCTCCCTTAACTTTAACCATACCTTTTTCGGCTATGGTTCTTGGATCTTCAACTATGAGCCTGTTAAAAAGCTTTGCACAGTCAAAGAATCCTTTGTGCTTGTCGAAAGTCTCCTTAGTAGCATTGTTAAGGTTATTCTGAGCATTGACCATTATAATCTGAGTCTTTTCGACAAGATCATCCCAACCCAACGAGTTTACCATATCCCTGATTCTTTCTGTTACATTCTCTTCCCTTCGTTTCATCGCTATCTCCTATTGCATTGAAGGAGGTCTCCCGGTAGGCGTTCCCGACTGCCTTTTACCTTGAGATATCTCCATGATTTCCTGTATCTTCATTTGCTTCAGCATTTGAATCACCGGCTCGGGAAGCATGTACTTATCCATGTTCCTCTTTCCAAAGGATGTAATAATATCCTTGGCCAATTCATGCTGTGCATCTGGATTCTCCTGAATCATCGGGAACTTCATAAGGATATCGGCCATCTGAACAGCATCCTCTCTTTCAATAGCCTTGTTCCCGGTAGTTAGAGTTCCCAGTATTACAAAGTCAAAGTCATACTGAGCCATGAGATAACGAGAAGGTGCCGTAAAGAATACTGGAGTCTTCAGAGCTATCCCCTGTGGATCGTATAACTTTCTGAATACAGCGTTGTCTGGAATGTTGAACTTGTACAGATTGTAGATATCATGAAGTAGATCACTGAAGATATCTTGAAAGTTAGCTATTCTCTCTTCATGTTTGATATTACCCTCGCTCAAGACCGCCTTAACCTCAAAAGCAGTCTTGCGCCCGGTAGTCTCTTGACCCATGTGCGGGGCACTTATCCCTGATTGGCGCTCGACAAGTTGTATCAATAACATGATACTACTGTCAGCTAACCTAGCGGTTGGAGGGAATTGCGCAGGCTTGGCATCGTTGATATCATCCAAAGGTATCCAGACCCCGGGCGCTAGTTTATGATCTTCAGGCTTAAACGAACTTCCATAACGATAGAACCCCCAAGGAAGAATCTGAAGCATCATACAATTGACCGACATGTTAAAGATCGTGTTCAACGCCGTCCTATAAGGATATAGCATCTCCACAACCCCACGGCCATAAACATTCCCAGAGGATTTGTAACGGAACCACCTAAACGGTCTCTTACCATCGTAATAAATATCTATGAGCTTTATAGCTCGTATGATCTGCTTGGCCTCTATAGCCCAGGTGAATATAACCTCTTCTGCAAATTCGGTAGCATTGTGTTTCCATTTGCAGTATACCTCGGCACACTTTAGAGTCTTGATCAAAGACTCCTGTTGTTTCTCTCTTCCACCACGAGGAGCATCTTTAGGAGCTTCTCTCTTCTTAAGAAACTCTTTTAATCCTTCAAGCTTACCCGGATCGTAAGATTCATCATTAGCGAATAACTCATCCAGCTCGTTTTCATCAACCTCAAACAAGTGCATGATATGATGCATCTTCTGAACATCCTCGGGTGAGTTATCAGGAACTAGTATTTGATTAAGAGGAACTATCTCCACGATAGGTTTCTCATCCACTATTTCTTGGACATCTATAGTTATACGAGAAACTGGACGAGAGAACATATTCATGAATGGCGCCCTGAAGTTTACATTGGTAGTGTCATTCTTGTAATACCTGACATTAGAGCGCTGCCTGTCCCACCTTCTCTTAGTAACACAGTTCCCTAACTCTACAGTATCCTGAGTTATCAGATCAGCCACCTTCTCTATATCCACCTGCTGATCTAATCCAGCTGACATCATATCCTGAACTTCTTTCTGAATCTCCTCAGCTCCCAGATTAAGAGGGACTGTAGCGAATGCTGGTTTACCACCTATGGTGGACATCTTGAAACGAGCCTTGATATTATCCACGGCCATTTCAATTATCCCCAGATCTACGTTACTAGAATCTTTCCAGGGGAATGAAGTTTGGGGCATATAACCTAAATAAGCCTGATGCCAGTCCTGGCAATTCTTCAAGAAGTTCTTTCTGATAGTACTATCAATATCCCGAGAATACCATTCATTCAGAGACTTAAGAACAACTTCATCATCAATGTCAATAGGAACTATCTTAGCCCTAGGATATTGATCTACCGGGTTTTCCACCTCAGTATCCTGAAACTCAGCCCCACCTAGTTGTTCACCAACTCCCCGATTTGGATCTACCGGCTGTTCTTGCCCAGGCGCCCCCGATAAGGCTTGTGTCCCCAATCCGGCTTTGAGTGGGTCTTGCCCGAAGACTCCCCTATACCCTTCTGCCATTTCTTACCTCTCTTCTTAAAAGTTGGATCTGTTAGATCCGGTGCATTAGCACTGAATAGTGTCATTACTTTACTCCCATGATTGAATACTTAGCTTCTGGAGTGAAGTCCTTCCTACCTCTGAGATTCAATGCTTTCATTCTATCGAACATATCGATTCTTAATCTGGATTCTCCGATTGAGTATCTACATCCACTACCCCTTCCCGTTTTAAGAAACTCAAGAGCCAATTTAGCCCTAACTCTCTTAACAGTTAAATAAGGAAGTAATAGTCTTAGAAATCTTTCAGCATTATGAGATGGACATCTCCACTTATAATAAGGCTTGTGCCAAGGTTCATTCTCTCTAGCCTGATAACAAAGGTGTCCCCCAAAATGTTTAACAAAGATTAACAAGGGCTCGTCCCAAGTATTTGACAAACCAATCTTGATACCAAAGCCAGCCCGACAAATATCACCTTCTTTTCTTCTGGGGGTGATGCCAACATTTCCCTCTCCATCAAAGAATCCTGCCATCCAAGCTTTATTCTCTAAAGTAATCATCCTCTTACTCCTAATATAGAGTATCTAGTTTCAGGGGTAAAATCGCGCCAGTTGCCTATTCTCCCCGCTTTGGGTTTAGATTGACTGATGGCTGCCTCGAATAAGTTGTCCGCAATATAACCAGCCGCATCCATCATGTGCTCATAGAATCCATCCTTCTCTATCTCATCCTGTTGAAACTTCTCATTGTTAGCCGGTTTCTTAAAATGATACCCACCGCTGAGGGCATCAATGCAAACTTTACATCCTCTATCTATCATAAGGGCTGGAAGACCATCCACTGTCTTAGTAAGAAGTCTAGCTATGATCTCACTCCTCTTGATCGGATTAGACTTCCTGTAAATAGGAAAGATCTTATGCGCCCTGAGAATATCTATACTAGTCTGCTCTCCAGTCTTATCATTCCTCTGATCTCCTGCACAATCACAGAAGTCCATGAAATAGGAATTGGGAAACTCCACAGATGAGACGAACTTACTGTCCTCGGCGAACTTGTTTACCGTTATGGACACCCCCAACTTCTCCTTCAACCAAAGCCACCTTCCCTTGCTGTCCACTGTAGTGCATAGAAAGGCCGGATGATTGAACCCGAAGTCATAACCCCGGAAGATATGAAGTTTAGGGAACTTGCCAGCAGAGTCCAGAGTTCTCCAGTAGGGAGTTAGGTCCCTGACATGTTGAGATTCCATGAACATTGGGAAGACTGGTAGGCCTGCAGAAGTGAAACCGAATTCACCAAGTAAGTATTTCTTAATCCACTGGGGAGGATAGTTACTCTCCAAGTCTTCGATATACCCCTCAGGTAAATTGATCCTGTTCTCATAGGTAGTCATTTTGAATAACTCATACATAGGAGGACCAAGGTGAACAAAGTACTTCTCTATCCAATGGCCAGTGTTAGGGGGATTAGTAGTAAGGAAGCCACATATATGATTGACCCCCTGGAGCTTTTGCCGCAGCCTGCCTTGAAGAGTAAGGAATATATCTTCACTAGTTTCAGAAGCCTCGTCTATCCAAAACCCACCTAGCTCTAGAGACTTGAGTTTCATTGGGTCATCTAAGGAACGAAATAAGACTTCAGAGCCATTGATGAGGATAAGGTGATTCTCCGTCTTAGAGAATGATTTGATAAGTTCATGAGGAAGGCAATCGAAGAAGGTGCGCATAGTTGTATCACGTAATTCAGGATAGGTCTGTCTAGCAATAAGGAAGAGAATACCTGGATTCTCCAAAAGGATAAGGATACACTCTTGAGCCCCAGCACGTGTCTTACCACTACCCAGGCCCCCAAAGAGACAACGGAACTTACTCTTTGACTTGTGGAACCTCGATTGTGTTGGAAGAGGTTTGTAACTTATCGTTACCTTTGACACTGTTTTCAACATTGGTCCCTCTGACTTTAACATTGGACTCCCTCATATCGTTGATTCCTTCAAAATTGATATCTATCTTAGAAGCCGCAAGAACGGTTGGAGTATCAGCATATTTATCCTTACGCCTGGTTTTGAGTAAAAAGATCCTTTCCACTATTGAATTAGGTAGGAGAGCATGTTTCTTAGTTGTTTCCTCGATTTCATCAATCAACCTATCTTCTATGATTTCAAGGATTAAGTTGAGAGAAGGATACATATTACGAGCCCTGTAGTAGTGTCCCCGAGAGATACCACTGTAATCACATGCCTTTGCCACATTTTGATAAAACCGAGTATAGGAGTAGCAAAACCGTTTCCATATCTTTATCTCTGCCGTTCCATATTTTGCCCACTTACTATCATGCCTCTTTCTATTCTCAACTTCTATCTCTTGCTCAAATTGTGGCCATAGGTCATTTATTTCATACTTCAGCCTCTCTGCCTTGCCCTCATATACAGAAACTCTATCTTTCAAGTACTTACCTTCAAACTCTAAGGTGGTATTGTTCTCTGATAATTTCATCTCTTTGCTCTCTTTGGAGATTGTGGAGGGTGCTAGTTTACTATGGGTGGGGGTCTTCGGGGTCTCGTGGGGTAAACGTTCTCGTCTCTTCTCATCACCTATATGAATGATAGGTCCGAGTTTACCCAATCCCTGAGTTGAATATATATGATTCCTTCGCCTACCCCTTTTCATCTCATCCCTTTCTTTCAGAAGTGATAATGATACGAACGC